TAGAAAACCAAATGGGTGAAATTGCTGGTGTAACTAAGCAACGTCAAGGACAGGTAGATAATAGAGAGACTGTTGGTGGTGTAGAAAGAGCTGTTACTCAATCATCTCATATTACTGAAAAATGGTTTTTTGTACATGACGAAACAAAGAAAAGAGTTTTACAAGCTTTATTAGATACCGCTAAATATACTTGGAAAAGTAAAGACAGTAAAAAATTAAATTATGTACTTGATGATATGTCAAGAATATTCCTTGAGTTTAATCCAACCGAAATCGCTTCTACTGAGTTTGATTTATTTGTTAGCAATTCTAGAAAGGATATGGAATTAAAACAAATGGTAGAGGGAATGGCTCAAGCTGGAATTCAAAATGGATTAGGAATGAGCGCTATGATTAAGGCATTGCGAGAAGATAGTGTTATAGCAATGGCTAGAACTATTGATGATGCTGAAGAATTAGCATTCCAAAGACAGTCTGAAGCGAGTAAGCAGCAAGCTGAAGTTGAGAAAATGAAAGCGCAGCAAGTAGCTCAAGAAAATGAGGCTAACAGAGAATTAGAATACTATAAAGCTGATTTAGAGGCTCAAGTAAAAAGAGAGGAGATAGCTGCTAAACAATCTGAAAATCAAGAAGTAGATGATTCAAGTGAAGATTCTAAATTAGATATTCAGAGACAAAAACAAAATTTAGATGAAAGGAAACATAATGATGACGTAAACATTAAGAATAGAAGTATTAACGAGACTATACGTTCTAATAAATCTAAAGAATCTATAGCAAAATCTAAACCAAAAACAACACCTAGTAAATAGTAATAACTTAGCATAAATTATATGACTTACGAAGAGGTAGTTAAGAAGTTTCAAACGAATCCAAAGTACATGCAATCTGGAGCAGGGAAGCTTGCAAAAAGATTTAAAACAACTAGAGAGGTTATTTATCAAGCTAGAAGCTTGGTTAAAAGTTACAGTAAGGATAAAAAGTATAAAGATAGGTTGCCAAAGATATTAGTTTTTGATATTGAGTCGAGTCCATCTATCTCATATACTTTCGGTAGATTTAAAACTAATATAGCATGGAATCAAATAGAACAAGAACCTATTATGTTAACATGGGTAGCTAAATGGTTAAATAGCTCAGACGTTCTATCTGATAAGATTACAAAAGAAGAGGTTTTAAAGGCTGATGATTATCGAATTGTTAAAAGTTTATGGGACTTAATGGATTCAGCTGATATAGTTATAGCTCATTACGGAGATCGTTTTGATTTACCGTTATTAAATACAAGAGCTATTTTGAATGGATTGCCCCCATATAATACAATTAGATCTATAGATACAAAGAAGGTTGCTTCTGGAATATTTAAATTTCCATCAAATAAACTCGACGCTCTCGCTAAATACTTTGGGCTAGAGGGTAAGATAGAAACTGAGTTTCAATTGTGGGTAGACTGCTTAAAAGGCGATGAGCAAGCTATACAAGATATGGAGACATATAATATTCAAGACGTATTTGTTTTAGAGGAGGTTTATCTTAAACTAAGACCTTACATTAAGTCCCATCCAAATATTGCTGTTTATATGGACGTTAAAACTCAAGTGTGTAGTTCTTGCGGAAGCACTAAGCTAAACAAGACTGGAAAATTCCAATATACTAATACTGGAAAGTTTAAATTATACAGGTGCGAGTGCGGTGCTTTATCAAGAGGTAGAAGAACTGATTTTGACAAAGGGCGCAAAAAAAACCTATTAACAAGTATTGCTAGGTAACTATAAAGTTTATAATAGAAATTAGTTTTTAATCAAAAATTTGCAAAAGATAATAAAAAATATTATGTTTGTTTATAATTAATAATATAATTATGTCAGGAGAAAAGGAAGAAAATTTATTTGAGGAATTAGATTTTGGTTCGTTTGTTAGCGAACTAGAAGATTCCATAGAGGTTGATCAGGTTGAGGGGCCAGAATCAACAGAAGAAGTTAATATAATTGAAGAACAAAATTTAGAAGCATCACTACAAGGGACTGAAGAGTCTGCGGAGGATGCTGATGCTTCTGAAGAAACACAAGAGACTATCGAAGAAACAGAGGATTCTGAAGGTAGTGAAGATAATGACGATAACTCCTCTCCTTTAACTCCATATGCTAAGTTGCTTGTAGATGACGGCATCCTCCCCAACTTTAATTTAGAAGCATACGACGGAACTGCTGATGGATTAAAAGATGCAATGACTACGGAGATTAATACTGGAATTGAAGATTACAAGAATCAATTACCAGAAGAGGTAAAAAGTTTATTGGAAAATTATGAAGAAGGCGTTCCTTTATCTAGATTGTTAGAGATAGATGAAAAGCGTACTGAATATAAATCTATTAAACAAGAACAGTTGTCAGGAAGTAAAGACTTGCAAAAGGCTATAATGAATGACTACTATAAAAATACCACTAAATTTACTGAGGATAAGATTAACAAGTTGATCCAGATATCAGAAGATTTAGACAATCTTGAAGGTGAGTCTCAAGAAGCTTTAACTGATCTAATCTCTTTCCAAGATGAATATGAAGCAGAAGAAGTTAAGGCTGCTCAAGATAATAAGATAGTTCGAGAAGAAGCTCAAAAAAAGAATCTAGAAGATTTTAAAAAGACTTTGGATAGCTCTGATGAGATTATACCAAACGTTAAAGTAAGTAAAAACATCAAAGATTCTTTATATAAGATCATGACAACACCAGTTGGTCAAGATGACAATGGGGTTCCAGTAAATAAAATAGGTAAATATAGATTAGAAAATCCACATGAATTTGATATTACATTATCATACTTATTTGAAGTAACAAAAGGATTTTCAGATTGGTCAGTGTTGTCAAGCGCTGGTAAAGCTAAGGCGGTAAGATCATTTGAAGAGTCTATAGCAAGACAAGACTATAAGGGAAGCACTGGAAAACTTGGTACTAAATCATCAAAGCCTAGTTCATCTAAAGGACTTCTTGACGAAATATCAAAAATAAATTTTAAATAACCTTTTAATTAATATAAATAATGGCAACATCATCTAGTTCGATTCCTACTTTAAGGGTAGAATCCAAAGATTGGGCTGGTCTAACGACTACCAATCATTTAGGGGCATTATTTGGAGAAAAACCAATCATGATAAGTGATTTTATTTCTCGATTACAATACATGGACCTTGGTGAAGATTTAATTAGCTTCATGAATAAGTTTCCTGTTAAGTACATCGAGGATGATCGTGAATTCGAGTGGTTACTTCAAGGCGCTGAAGATAAAAACATTCCTCTTGTGGGAGCAACAGATATCGCTGGTAACGCATTTACCGCTGCAAGTCAGCCAGGTAAAGGTGGATCTCGCTTTATCATGACTTTCCCTGAGAAACTATTCTTCCAACAACACGTTATCGTTGGTGAGAAACCTGATCTTTATCATATTTTGATAAGAACAGAAGGTAAACAAATTGGAGCTAACTTCTCTTATGAAGTTGAATTAGTTACTAATAGTTCTGACATGTTTATCCCAGTAGAAGAATTGGCTGCTGACACTCGTTGGTCTGCAGACTACTCTCTATCAGAGCAAACTCTTTCTAAGAAAGGTTCTGATATAAGTTTCACGTCTCCATTCAGAATGGCTAACCGTATGTCTTTCATGCGTAAAGAGCACACAGTTCCTGGAGATATGATTAATAAACGTGAAAATGATCCAGTTGTTTTTGGTCTACACGGTTCTGAAGGTAAAGAAATTAAGACTTGGTTAAATAAGCTTGATTGGACATTTCTTCGTGAATTCCGTAGAGAAAAATCTAGATTAATGTTTTATGGAAAGTCTAACCGAAGAGATGATGGTACTTATGGAAACATAGGTGACTCTGGTTATGAAATCAAGGCAGGTCTTGGTCTTCGTGAGCAAATCTCTCCATCGAACCTTTTCCATTATAGTGTATTTGATATTGAAACTTTAGTTGATTATGCTTTAAGTTTATCTGTAGGGAAACTTCCAGAAGATGCTAGGCGTTTTGTAATCGCTACTGGCGAGCATGGATTGAAAGTTATTTCTCGTGCAATTGAACAATATGCTGGCGCAAGCGCACTTCAGTATAATCGTATTGAAGGTATTACTGGTGGAAGTAAAGCTTCTTACCATAGACCACAATTTGTTAAGTTGGCTGAAATCAACGGGATTCAATTTGAATTTATTCATATGCCATCCTATGATGATGAAGTACGTAACAAAATGTATCATCCAGATGGAGGTTTAGCCGAATCACATCGTATGACTATTATGGATTTTGGTTCTGCTGAAGGTAATCCTAATATTCAAATGGTTAGAGCTAAAGGTTTTGACGAAGCGTTTGGTTATTTACCAGGACTAAGAGATCCTTATTCTCCAGGTGGAACAAAGGGTTCTCCAAAAATTATGGCTTCTCCAGTAGATGGCTATACTATTCACAAAGCAGATTGGTGCGGAACAATGGTAAGAAATCCTATGAGAATGGGAGAATGGATACCTAGCGTATTGTCAGCATAATTAATATAGGGGACTCTTTATTGAGTTCCCTTATTTTAAATTTTTAAATTATAATATGGAAACTAAGGAAGTTATAGGGGTAAAAATATTACAAAATAAAAAAGTAACCATAAAGCCTATCATAAGGGGAAGGGCTTTTGCATCAAAAGAAAGCAAGCATGATGGTAAATTCATGTTCACTGGATGCAAGGAAAGGTTTACTTTAAAGCAAGATAAAAATACAGGAGCATTTGTTAATGTATTTGCTGAAGGCGAAAGAGAAGCATTTGAGAAAGAGCTTCAACTAGAAAGCGGAGAATTATCTTTATATAAAAGAAAGAGTCCGTTTTGGGCTAAATTTTGGGTAGAGTTAGATAAGAATCCTAAAGTATTAGATTTAAATCTACCAGTCCATGCTTTACAATTAAAAGTTCTTCAGTCATATACTGATATCATAGCGCCTGATTGGGATTCACGAGAATTCAAACCTAGTTATAAATGGGCTATAGTTGATGAAGACGCTGTAATTGAAAAAGAAAGCAAGCTTGCAAATAGAATGTTAGAGGCTATGACATTGTTTCAAGGTATTCAAAAATCTCAGAAACAAATGTTAGATGTTTTAAGATTATTAGACAAGAAGCCTGATAGGAGCGCGAATAAAGACTTTTTACAGAAAGAGATAACTAAGGTTATAGCTCAGATAGAAAAGATCCCAGGATCGTCTAATATAGATGATTTTATTAAAGCTGCTTCTGACAAACAAGCGTCAGACAAAATATTTGTGTTAGATGCTCTAGATACAAAAGTGATTGTGGTTGATAGAACTTCTAATGAATTTAGAGAATTAGAATCAAATAAATTGTTAGGCAAGAGTCTTCAGGGTGTTGTAGATCATTATGGTGATCCTATGTATCAAGAAGATAGATTACTTATAGAAGAGAAAATTAAGAGAGCAAATAGATAATGACTGCTGTTGAAATGAAAGAACTATTACTGTTGAAGTTTGATGGCTTATTTGAGTCATCAGCTCCAGCGTATAGTGATAATCAGTTAAGTGCCGTATTGAGTAATGCCCAAAGGCGTATTCTTAGGGATGTAGATTCTGCTGACCCTAAGAAGCGATATGGAGGATTTGATTATAATGAAAGGGTTAGCAAATATATTGCACCTCTTATTAGTGGAGACACTCCTGACGTGGCTGATCCATATACGCCATTATATCCATTAGGTGTGGGATATGAACTACCTGCGAACTGTTGGTATTTAAGGTCTGAAAGAGCTCTTATAGGAACGACTGGTGTAAAAGTTAAAAGAGTTACACATGATTCTTATAATGCCAATATAGACAATCCTTACAAGCGGCCTAGTTCTGAGGAAATATGGCGATTAGACGCTGGCGAAACAGGAGGTCAAACTATAGTGGAATTAATACCTCCAGAAGGATCGTCTATAGCAGAGTACAGTATAGTATATACTAAAGAATTACAAGATATTGATTTAAGTTTATCGCTACCTTGTATATTGCACGAAGATCTACATGATGACGTAGTAGATGAAGCGTTTCAAATAATGACTGGGGCTGCTAACCCAGAACTATATAATATAGCAAATAACGAAGCAAATAATAATTAAGTTTAATTTAATATTTTTAAAAAATGATTGCTCAAGCAAATGTAACAAACATTGTAATCGGTAAAGATGATGATCTAGCGACTAGTTCGGAAACTAGAAATGATCTTATTGCTGGACAAATTGGCGTATTTTTAGTAGGTTCACTTACAGCAAAAACTACAGCCTTAACTGCAGGTCAAAGATTTCAAATTGTTTATAAACGTGTAGATGGTGCTCTTATTGAGTCTCCTGTAATTGACTACAGTAATATTATAGACAAGCAAGATGTTGGAACACCTGTCGGTGAAGCTCAAGGAGTAAAAGCTCTTGGCTTTAACGGAACATCAGGCTCTATTGATGTTGCTAATGGTGAAGACTATGTTGTTCACTATAACTGGAATGATAACACAAAAACTTTTGGTAGAGGTTTACCAACTAAATTTTTAGCTTATAGGTCGAGTTCTTCTGCTACTCAAGTAGAAATTGCTGCTGGTCTTGTTGAGAATGCTGTTGCTAATAACTCTAGAGAAAAAGTTCCTGTTGTTGTAGCCGACCTATTAGTTAATAGTGCTGGACTTGCTCTAGGGACTGGTGTTGATACCATTACCTTACTTAAGGGTAGTAAACTATTTACCGCTACTGATATTGATGACGCGACTGGAAATGCTGCTCTAGCTGTAGGGGATTATCTAAGAGTTGGAACTGCTATAACTGCAGTTTGTTATGAAATCACAGCAATTGACATTGTCACTAATACTGGAACTCTTGCATATGCTTATCAAGGAGACGATTACTCTGCCGTAGATACATCTTTTGAAAGAATAGCTGCTGCTACAGCAGCCACTTCTGATGCTGGTGTAATTTTAACAGGTCAGATAATGCCTTTTAAAGCAGGTAAGTTAAAATACTCTCCAGTATTTTTCAACTTTTGGAAAGTAGGTGAAGGATTTGGCGCGACAACTGTATCTGAGGTAACCAAGCCTTCTAAAGGTATTGGTACTTATAAAGAGATAGCTGAAATCGAATGGTTCTTAAGAGGTAATAGAGGTGAGTCTTATCGTGTTGCTGACTATCCTGTTGATTATACAGCCGATGCTGTGTCTGGCAAGACTTATCAACAAATTACCGTATCGTATAAGGATTTAAATGCCGTAACTCTTGATAGAGAGGTTGCTTCTTTTGGAGCCTTAATGATTGCTACCGAAGATGAATCTGCAAGTACTGTTCACACAGACTTAAAGACTGTTCTAGGATTGTAATAAAAAAATAGTAAATAATTATTTAAAAGGGTAGGATTAATTTCTTACCCTTTTTTTTTGTAAAGTTTATAAACAGCATTGAGCCGTACTGAGATAATTTGGATTTTACAATTATTTTTTGTATGTTTGTATATTAAACTGATAGAAAATGTCAAACTTAAGAGATTCTAGTCGAAAAGGCTACGCAAGAGTCACTCAAAAAGAGGGACCAAACCTAAAGAAAAATTCCGTAATTCTTACGGGAGTAGCAAATACACCAATCGCAGTTACCAATAGTTATTCAGGAGGAATGTCTTTTGAAGTAAGTAATCCTGATTCAGATTTATCAGCATCTGCAACAATAAACGTTCAGATATCTGTTAGCGGATCTGGCGATAATTGGGCTCAAGCAACAGACTCTATTGGAGAAGACCTAACCTATACCTTAGATAGTGGTGGCGTATTAATAGACGCTATATCTGGTATTCCATTAGGAACTCCACTTCGACTTATTGTAGTTGAAGCTATTACTGGAACCTTAGAAATATCTACTAGACAATAATGAAATGGCTTGGGCGACACATATCAAGACTTCTTGGTAGAAGTCTAACTAGAGCGTTTACTATTTTATTGCCAGCGTGTATAAGAGATTCTGCAGTAGCATGGTTTAAGGATTTAACAGACTTAGAAGAAGGTTATGTGCAAGATGAGATAGGAGATCGTACAGACGATGTATTCTATGGACAATATTTAGCTGAAAGTAGTGTAACAGGTCTTTTAGATTTTGATGGAATAGGGGATTATGTTTCTTTTGGAGATACTGCGGATATTATAAGAAATAGTAAAGCGGTTGCCTTTGAGATGAATCTTGAGGAGAATGCTTCTACAGATTACTTTTCTGTCCTTGCCTTTAAATCTACGAGCGCAGGTGATTTTTTATCTGTAGCATATTCTCCTGGGTTGGGAATGTTTAGAACAAGATCTTCTACCTTTGCTGGAGGAGGAAGAGACTATGATATAAGTGCTTATCGAAATCAATTAATAGAGGTAGTAATAACTAAAGTTAGTGCTAGTGTAATACAGTTGACTGTAAATGGAGTAGCTATAACCCCTATAGGTGATACTTCTGGAACAGAGCCGACTTTTTCTTATATCGGATATGGTGATGGTATATATGAATACGCTAATTACTTTACTATTTGGAATGTAAGGATATATGATGGAACAATAACAAATAGTTGGTTAGGGAATCCTGATGGAAATACTGATGCAGCATGGGTAGATGATACTGGTAGTTATGACGGTACTGTATTTGGTACTCCTGGTGTTACTGAGACACCTTACTATATAAATTTCTATAGAACCTCTGGAACATTTGACTATACCGATCCTTCAGATGGGTCGCTTGTAGAAGATGTTTCTATACCAGCTACAGGATTATACACAATTCCTGCAAATGGTAT